GTCCTTTGAAAAAAACTTTCCGATGCAGAACATTGCAGACGATCCTATTGGACCTAGCAAGTCTGATAATCCTCAGTGTTACGGTGTCACCCAATGCCCTTGTGAGGCAGAGGCTCCTAGTGCGTCAGGAGCCCCATAGGGGACAACGTCGATTGGTGCGCAGTGCACCCCGGCCAACATTGAAACGCCGGTTGACGATGAACAGTCGTCAAAATCCATGGCTCACCCCGTGAGTCCGATGGAGAGGGTCAACGCCATTCTGCGTGGTCTGGTCTGTGTCTTGGACCACCACGGAGTCCCACAAACTGTGATAGACTCGTTCAGAACGCAGGTGACCAGCTATCTCGCCGTCCCAGACGAGAAGCTCTTCTTCAAGCGCGCGAAGTACCTTACTGTCGCGCCCATGGCTCAGTACCTAAGGTGCGAGGCACCTAAGGCACCCGACCAGCCCCTTGTTTGGACAGGGCAGTGGAAGGCTTGGAGTCATGCACGGTTGCGAGTTGTTTCGAGAAGAAACACTCACCTCTGGTACAGCTTTCTACAGGCTAAGCGTGCTGCTTTGCCTCTCTCAGATGAATTGGTGTTAACCACATACCAAGAACATAGAGCTGCGATGGAGGTGGACGATCCCATTGATGATGAGACGTGCCAGTCCGTGATGAAGGAGTTGAAGCCCGTTTTGCGCAAGTTGAAGCGCGGTTTGGCCCACGCGTTGCGCGTGGCCCGAGATGACGGTGGACATCTCGAGATGGAAGCGGAGCACGTTGCTTCAACGAGAGCGTGCTTCGAAGCGAGTAGGACCAAGGGTGGTCAGATAGGGCGGCTCACAGAGCTCTGTCCGGCTATCTCTACTTGCAATCCACTGAATCCGGTTGAACGCCGGACCCTCCCTGACTTGGTCAGTATGAGGTTCTTTCCCCGAGTTCTCGTCAACGGTGTTGTACGATTGAACTACGTCATGGAGATTTATGAGTACACTGACGGCATGGCCGCGTGGAAGCGTGAACTCCTTGGACGTGTCGGTGACTACGCCCCTCGCATGTACACTCGCGAGCTTTGGCACGATGGAGATAGGTATACGATCTTCACCGAGAAGCCCGTGCGACTCAAGTGCACGATCCAGGCTGTGCTGGAGCCTTTGAAGGTCAGAGTGATCTCAAAGGGGGAAGCTGTTCCATATTATCTCGCGAAACCCTTGCAGAAGGCGTTTCACGGACTGATGCGGGATATGGACTGCTTTCGGCTCATCGGACGACCTTTGTGTCCGACCGACCTCATCGATCTGAAAGAACATCGAGTTGAGGGGGGCGAGGGTCGATATGAGTGGTTCTCAATCGATTACTCGGCTGCAACAGACAGGCTCAGTGCCAAATTGAGCAAGTCGATCCTTGGCTATCTCGTGGAGGGCCAGGACCGGTCAATGGTTTCCCTGTGGAAGGCTGTGCTAGCCCCACACCGATGCCAGTACCCGTTTCCTTACAACGCTGAAGTTGAGCCCGTTGTTCAGAAGAACGGCCAACTCATGGGTTCGATTCTTTCGTTTCCCATTCTCTGTCTGGCCAACCTTGGTTTGTACCTGGCTGCCATCTCGGATGATCAGAGACCGCTACGCGAGAAGCTAGCGGGAGTGTTGGTGAACGGCGACGATATGCTGTATGTCGCTCGTCGGTCAAGGTGGGAGACCCACGTCGCGCTCGGCGCCCGTGTTGGTCTCAGTATGAGCCCTGGAAAGGCCTACCACCACCCAGTGTACGCAAACGCGAACAGCGCGTGCTTTCACTTCGATCTCGAGTCTGCTCGATCGACTCCCTGGAGTATTCCGTTTCTGAATACTGGCCTCTACTTTGGACAAAGCAAGGTCATGGGAGGGGATGACGTTGATATGGATCAGTCATTGACCTCGACGATTCCCAAGCTGTTACAGGGGGCCTTACCTGGACGGCAGTGCGACTTACTGAAACAGTTCCTCAGTCGTCATTCTAAGGAAATTGCGGCGGAATGCCGTGGGCGAAACCTTTTCATCTCCAAGACCCTTGGGGGGATGGGAGTTCCGCTTGTTCCCGGTTGGAAAACCGATTTCACTCTCGAACAGCGCTTGGTCGCAACCGAGAGGTGGAACAACAATCCGTATCTTCATTGGGGGAACGGACCTGCCATTAGTGTCGGAGTTGAGGAGGCACCTCAGCCCCTCTCCGCGCCATGGCTGGCGGTACTTCACTTCGATGTTGACGAGGACGGTGAAACCGTTGCTGTCACGAAGGAGAAGGTTGAGCAAAGACTTGATGTTCCTGTCGGTCTGTTGCGTTCCTTGAAGCGTTCAAACTTCGAAGGCTACCGTTGGATCCCCAAATCCAAACTTTTCTTGGACGTCCACTTGTGCGCACACAGGAGAGAACGTTGCGGAGAAGTCCGTATCCCACGACGACCGTGTGGGAATCCGTTTGTACGACGGATGCAGCAGGATTGGCTGCTAGCGGCGGTGACCCAGGTCACCTGCGGTGTGGAGTTTGCTACTCCATGCTGTTGACCAGCTCCTGGGAAGGGGCGACACGTCCCGAGAAAGACGTAAAACTTCGCTCCGGTGTGGCATCGTGAAGCCACAGGGGTCTGTGTACATAGACCACCCAAAACGTTGGCACTCTGACGGCCCCCCAAGGGCAGCGTCGGTGCTGGGACACGATTGATCGTCGTGGAAATTGTCGTACCAACCTACAGATGGTGATTTGATCACACTATCCGAACGGCTTAGCCAAGGTGTCATCCTGACTAATGCGGGGCCGCGGGACCGGGAGGTCGCAAGTAGGTAGCGTCAAACGACTGCACGGGTGGACGGGGAGGATCTACTCTCTGTATGCACAGATGAACAGTCTCCGGGGCACCGGGGATCCCGTACAATGCAGCGATCTGGGAAATCGAAGACGTCTGGCTCTAGCAAGGCCAAGGCGCAGACCTCGAAGGGGTCTTCGAAACCTTCGCGTGGACCGTCACGAAAGAACGGGAAATCCGTGAATGCCATGGGCGCGGCCCAGATGGCAACTGGTCGCTTGAAAGCCGAACCGATGGGCAAGGCCCCGGAGGACATCGAGTATGTCTGCGGCTACGTGTGGGTGGGCGATGGCTCCACACTCGGGCAAGCACAGTACGTGTACTGGCAGGACGTGTCTAAGACCTACGTCATGAACTGCCAGGCAAGTTCGCGCACGGGAATCGTTCCTGTTCTCCCTTTGAATTCCTTCGTGGGTCAGACCTACGCAAAGGATGTGCTCAAGCACTATGCGCGAATTGAGTTTGAGTCGCTTCAGCTGGTCTTCATGTCGCTGAATCCGACCACTGCAACATCGCTCGCGATTGCGGTGGCGCCCCTGGCTGGAATAGCTGGGGCCGACTACAACTCCGGTGTCAATTCTGCGGGAGCAATTGGCGCCGTGTCGGTGGATACCGTGTTGTCTGTGCATAA